TTTTCCGGCCCAATTAAAGCTGGAACTATTAAAGAAACTACAGGTACTACTTTAGGATCTGATATTAAAAATACCGGTCAAGTCGTTATGGCACAATCTGGTGTAATTGATATTATTGGTGCTTCGGCTAATACTACTGTTGCAACTATTCCAGCTAATTCACAAATTGTAGATGTTATTTTAAACGTAACAACTGTAAGTAATGATACTAATGCTGCTACTGTAACTGTAGGAACTGCTGCAGATGTTGATGCGTTTATTCCATCTTCAAATGTAAAAGCTACGGGTACTACTAGAGGTACTTTAGATACAGAAGCTACTGATATCGGTACAACTGACGCAAATGTTATTGCGTATTTTACAGGTACAGATGGTGATGGTACTACTGGTGCCGCAACTGTTACTGTAATGTATTTACAAAATAACAATTTAAGCTAATATAGTTTTAGAGGGCCTTCGGGCCCTCATAACTAGGAGAAATTATGTTTGAAAGACTTAGAGAATTAGGTGAAGCTCTAAAAAATTTTGGTAAAACTGGTGATAAAGAACAAGATGAAGAAATATCATCAATAGAAAAATATAAAGAATTTCAAAAAGCTAAAGAAGAATATGAAGATACAGCAACTCAAGAACAAAAAGATATTGCTAGTATAGAAGATTATCCAGGTCAAACTAAAACTGGAGAACAGATTTTAATAGAAGAAGAAAAACAAAAAGGTGAAAAAGACGATTTAGATAAAAAATTAGATAGAATTGGTAAAGTATTAAAAACATTTGGTGAAGATAGTGAACCTGTAACTATTAAACCAGATACATCTATGCTAACTAGGCCTACTAAAGATTTAAACTTACCAGCTATGGATTTAGGAGCAATTCAACAAAAACAATATTTGCAAGGCTTAATACAACAACCTAGTAGCCAAACAAATAGAGTTGATATACTATACGATCAATTAAGAAAACTAGGTTTAATATAAGGAGGAAAATATGGCAGGATCTGATATTTTTGCAAATAGTACATCGACAGCAGGATCGAATGTAGCATTATTTGGAGGACCAACTAGATTAAAAGCATTTATTATTACTCCAACTGCAGCATCAGGAAGCGTTGTTTTTGCAGATGGAGATGTTACTAAATTTGAAGTAACTACAGGAGCAAGTGCTGATAGTGGTCCAATTAATATTAGTTTACCAGACGAAGGAGTAAAATTCACTTCAAACTTACAAGCGAATTTAACTAATGTCGGTGGCGTAACAGTATTTTTTGCATAATGGCTACTTCGGGTACAGCAACATATAATTTAACTGTAAACGATGTTATACAGGAAGCTTTTGATAGAATAGGAGGTGATCCTATTTTAGGCTATGATGTTCGATCAGCAAGACGTAGTTTAAATATTATGTTTAGTGATTGGGCTAATCGTGGTTACAATCAATGGACAGTTGAATTAAAAGATTTATCTCTTACTCAGGGAACGAATACTTATACACTTGATTATGATACAATAGATATTATTAATGCTAATATCTTAGATGGATCAACAGAGTATAGTATGACTAGACTTGGTATAAACGATTATGCTGCTATCTCAAATAAAACTCAACAATCAAGACCTACTCAATTTTATTTACAAAGATTAAATACTCCACAAGTTTTAATTTATCCAACGCCTGATCAAGCTTACACTTTAAGATATTATCGAATGAGAAAAATTCAAGATGTTACTGCTTCAACTGTTAGTGGCGTAGAACAAAATTTAGATATTCCATTTAGAGCTTTTGAATGTATGTGCGCAGGACTTGCTTATTATTTATCTAAAAAAAGACCAGGTATAGATATTAATACTAGAGCTGAATTAAAATTAGATTATGAACAAGCTTATGAAAGATTAATAGCAGGAGATGACTCACCCTCTACTAGAATATTACCTAGTACGAGTTATTATAACTAATGCCACGTTTTGCAGATAGAAGTAATAAACCTCATAGAGCACCACATCAAAAATTTTCAAGTGGTCGTAATGCTAGAGCTATATCTGATCGTTCTGGTATGGAATTTCCCTATAACGAAATGGTATTTGAATGGACAGGAGCTTTAGTACATACTTCTGAGTTTGAACCAAAACAACCACAATTAGATTTAACTTATTTTACAGATGCACAATCTTTACAAAATGCTAGACCTCAAGCCAATTTAGCTGCAACGGGAGGTGTTCCTGATCAAATAGAGCTAATCTACCCTTCTACATCAGGTTCTGTTTCTAATATAGGTATAGCACAAGCAAGCACAAATTTGTTATCAACTGATGTAGGAAATGTTACAGTAGTAACATAATGGAAAATAAAAAATTAGGTGTAATGGTCGCAACACCATGTTATGGTGGCCAACTTACAGAAGCGTATCTACATGGAATCTTAGATACAGTTAGAGTTGCTAATAAATATAAATTTCAAATGCATTTAAATACTATGGGTAATGAGAGCTTAATTACTAGAGCTAGAAATACTTTAGTAACACAATTTTTAGATGCTGATGAAAAAGATCCAGAACGATTTACTCATTTAATGTTTATAGACAGTGATATAGGATTCGGTGGAGAAGCTATTTATAAATTATTAAATAGTGATTATGACGTTGCTTGTGGAATTTATCCTAGAAAATCTATTGATTGGAAATCAGTAGATGCTTTTGTTAAAAAAGGAGAAGTAAAAGATTTAGAACAAAAAGCTTTAGGGTATAATTTAAATTTCGCAGAACCTTTAAATATATCTGTTAAAAAAGGTTTTACCGAAGTTATGGACGCTGCAACTGGTTTTATGTGTATTAAAAAAGAAGTATTTTATAAAATGAAAGAAGCTTATCCTAATCTTAAATATACATCAGATCAAATTATTAACAATGAACGTTTTTCTAGTAATAATTGTTACGCATTTTTTGACTGTATTATTGATGAAAAAAGTAATAGATATCTATCAGAAGATTATGCTTTTTGTCGTTTATGGCAAAAGATAGGTGGCAAAATACATGCTGATGTTACAAGTCCATTAACTCATTATGGTACTTATGCTTTTAGAGGCAATGTATGGAGCAAATTTGATGTAAAAGGAGCAGATAAAAATGCCGATGACGTACAGCAGTCTAAAGACTGATATACAAACCTGGGCCGAAAATACTGGAACTGACTTTAACGCTCAGTTAGATACTTTTATAGATAATACTCAAACTAAATTATCAAGAGATATTGATCCAGTAGGTTTTAATGAAAATGTTACTTCTTCAATGACTGTTGGAGATAGGTTTATAACACTTCCATCTGCTATTGAACCGATGCTTTTAAACTATTTAAATATTATAAATAGTGATGGAAACAGAGTATTTTTAGAAATTAAACCAATAGAATATCTACAAGAGTATTGGCCTAATGCTTCTATTACATCTCAACCACGGTATTTTGCTAATTTTGATGATACTACATTATATGTGGCTCCTACTCCAGATGCTGCTTATACTATGGAATTAGGTTATCAAGGAAGAATTAATCCGTTATCTAATACTAATACAACTAATTGGTATACAGACAATGCTCCTGATGCTCTTTTATATGGTAGTCTAGCTGAAGCAAATCTCTTTACAAAGAACATAGAAGACTATAATATCTATAAACAAAGATATGCCGAAAGTGTGGCTGCTATCAATAATGAAGCTCGTAGAAGAAGAAGAACTGACTATAAGTTTCCTGGTAGTCCACTAGGCGAAAACACTTTAACTGGAGGACAATAAACTATGGCCATATCTCAAGCGATCACAGTTTCGTTCAAGCAGGATTTAATGTCGCCGGGTGGAAACCTAGAGTCACAAACATTAAAATGTGCATTATACGATAATACTGCGACTTTGAATGAAAACACTACAGCGTACATTACTTCTAATGAAATTTCAGATAGCGGTACTAACTATGTTATAGGTGGTGAAACTTTAACCAACGTTACAATAACAGTTGATGGAACTACAGCTATTTTTGATGCTGATAATGTTTCATGGGCTAATGCAACTATTTCTGCTCAAGCTGCATTAATTTATAATGCAAATAATAGTAACTCATCAATTGCTGTTTTAGATTTTGGTGGAGTTAAAACATCTACTAACGGTACATTTGAATTACAGTTTCCTAACGCAGACGCTACTAACGGCTTAATTAGAATAGCATAAGGAGAAATTCCTTATGGCCAATATTACTGGTTATAGTAGAGGCACTTGGAATCAAGGTGCGTGGAATGAACCTATACCTGTTGAAGTAACAGGACAAATTTTAAATGCTAATACTGGAAATGTAACTGTATTAGAAGGTGTAGGAAATTTAGTTTCAGTTACTACTAATTTAATTAATATTGATGTTGGTAACGTTACTCTCTCTATAAGTTCTTTTCTTCCAATAACAGGAGAAGAATTAAATATATCTCAAGGAAATACAATAATTAGTATTTCTCCTAATATTAACATAACAGGAGAAGAATTAAATATATTCCAAGGAGAAGAAAGTGTAATTGCATCTTCTTTAACTGATATAACAGGAGAAGAATTAAATATATTCCAAGGAGAAGAAAGTATAGCTGCATCTTCTTTAACGAATATTACTGGAGAACAATTAAATATATCTCAAGGGTTTATTTCTATTCAAGCTGGAGGATCTGTTACAATTCAAACTGGTCCAGAAATAGATTTAGAAGTATCTTTAGGAAATGTACTTATAACAGCAGATAGTTTTACAAATGTTACAGGAGAAGAATTAAACGCTGATACTGGAAATGTAACGATTAGTGGTCAAGCTATTTTTGATATAACAGGCTCAGAGGCAAATATAACTGTTAATACTATAACAGTAGCAGAAGGAACAGGAGTTATTATAACTGGATCTCAAGTAAATACAGCTATTGCTACTCTTAAATTTTGG